AAATCCTTCTGGTAACTTTGAATCATCATCTAGACCTGCATAAGGATCTTCTAGCAATGGGTGAGCTTCTCCTAGAGCCCATTGTCTCTTAAGCTGGTACTGATGAATTCTTTCTTTAAGAATCATCCGTTCCATTTCTTGTAGCTCTGCTTCTGAATACCATGCGTCAGCATAGTCCCAGAAAATAACAATAGTATATCTTGTTCCGCCAGTTATTTCTGTAACGCTATGGATGTTTTCTGGTCCGCCTGGGAATGAAACAAATGAGCCAGCAGGAGGAATAACATCTAAACCATGATCTCTAAACTTTAAAACTCCGCCACTGTAATCTGGTTGAGAATTAAGGTAGATACCAGCGTACTGTTTGTTGTCACTCCAGCCCATATCATTTCCATCTAGATCTGAGCTATCCGAATGGTCATTTGCATAAGCTCCAAGTTCCCATTTTTGTGCATGCATGCTGTTAATTTTCATCGGACGCCCAGCGGCATCTGAAACATATTGAACCATTCTTGCACGAAGGTTTGCCATATATTCTTCTGTTATTGTAGTTCCATGCTCTTTATCAAAAGGAGAAACTACGTGCATACCATAAGATCCATAAAAACAAATGTATCTCCACTCTTCAGAATTAGCATTGAAAAATTTAATTAGCTCTTCACACTCTTCTTTAGATATAAAGTTATCGTACTGCCAAATGCCAGTTCCTCCTCCTCCGAGAAGCTTTCCTCCGAGCTGACTGACTACCTGTGTTTCTGACATGATGTCTCCCTTTTCAATATGTATTTACCCAATTATACCATTTCTTGGTTAAGCGGATAGTATTTTTGACAAAGCGTTAATTGTTGCTGCGATTCTGCCAATGTCACGCAGCTGCTCGGTTGAATATCCTTCTTGCTTTAAAGTTTCATAATGTGCTTTTACACAGAAATGACATTTACCAATAATAGAAGATGCAAGGCTATATGCTTCAAACTTTGCTTTTGTAGTGCCCCCATGGGAAGCGATAGAATTCATTCTAAGCTGTGCTGGTAGCCCAGATAAATTTTGATCATCTGCCATCTCAATATATGGATACCATACGTTATTTTGTGCCATAATTGCACCAGCAGTAAGGGCTGCATTTCTTTCAACATCATCTGTTGCGCTTGCTGTAATGAAGGCGAGAAGCTTACCGTTACCAGTTGCAAATGCTGCAGCGATAGAAAGATACATGGCATGCTCTGAATCAATAGTTGATCTATTAATTACTGCATCAAGGTTTAGCTTGATGTCTTTAGCATATTCTGGAAGAGAATCCTTAAGCTGGTCTACCCAAGTCATTATAGAGTTTCTCCACCAATTGTTCTATTGCATGCACATAGCTCTCCTGTTTGAAGTGCATCTAGAATACGTAATGTTTCTTCTGGGTTTCTGCCGACGTCAAGGTTATTTACAGTTACATGCTGGATGATGTTTTCTGGATCTACAATAAATGTAGCACGTAGTGCAACTCCTTGTGGTGTTAAAATACCAAGTTGTTCTGCTAGGCCAGCAGTTGATTCTTCTGTCTGATCATTCCATTGCCATCCACGTATTTGATCTGCAAAAGACCAGGAATTAGTCTTAGCTAGGTCTTCATGTGCATTTCTCCAAGCAATTTTGCAAAATTCATTATCTGTAGACCCAGTCATAAGAACTGCATCCCTGTCATGAAAGTCTTTTGATAGCTTGTCGTATGCAACAATTTCTGTTGGGCAAACAAACGTAAAGTCTTTAGGGTAAAAAACAATTACTTTCCATTTTCCAGGAAATGATTTTTCTGTTAAGGTTTCAAATGCATCTTCTGCATAATCAAGTCTTGCTGGCTTAACACCAACAACTGAAAATTGATTGAGTTTATCTCCGATTGTTTTCATAATATTCTTTCTTTTGTTTATAGCATACATTGTGTATACTACCTATTATACAATAGTTATTCGACCTGGTCAATAGATTGTTTTGCTTTTATTTTAATCCATTGACCGATTTTCCCCCTGTTAACTTTTTCTATTAAGACTGGGGCAAAGCTTTCATTTTTAATCTCTGAGCCTACATACTCTTCGCCCGTTTCTAGGTCTATAACCTTATATTTACCTGGGGCTTTAGTGTGTATAATTAGATCAACCGCCTCATCTAATTCAAAGACGGTTGATCCATTTAGCAATTTTCTAATTTTTATAATCCAAGTCTTCAATAAAATCTACTGCGTCATCTATTGTGCGCTCATGTTCTTTATAACAGCTACCGCACTTGATGCACATCGGCTAGATCTTCTTTCTACCAGTTTTCTTAGGTGGCTTAGGTATCAGGCTTGTTTCTCTTCTAATACCATGTTTATTTGTATCCACCCTCATGCCTTGTCTTGGCTGCTTCTTTGTTGCTTCTCTGCTAGTAACAGCGCCAGCAGGTGCACCGCCAGTTGGTGGTGCTTCCATGCCAGTACCATTTTCTTTTTTAAAATTACTCATTTATAAATTGTCTTGTCTGCTCTGGAGTTGAGCTCATGCTTAATGTCAAACCTGAGTCTCCATCTCTTGAAACATCAACAATGTTTGCCTGCGTTCCACCCATAGTGCTTCCTAGGGTTTCACATCCACATTCGTAACACATTAGCCGTTTCTATTTTCCCATGCCCATGCAGCAAATTCAGGTGTTCCTGGAGCTGGTACTGCTGATTTTGGTGCAACTGGAGCTGCTGGTGCAACTGGAGCTGCTGGTGTTTCTGCTTTAATGTTTTCCATATTACTTACCACTCTGTCCTACGCCAGCACCATCTTGTGTTGACTTGTCAGTTACAGGAAATGCTGATCCTGTGTTGTCTGAGTAGTGTGCGTTGATATCATTTGTTCCTGCTGGTGTAGCGGCTTCAAAGCCTCCGCCATTAATTCCATTTGTTGTCATTTTATTCTCCTATAGGTCATTTATTTAGATGGTTCTAGAGTTCCACCTACCAGATAAGTATATCATCTGGTTGATTAGAATGCGTCGGGTGGAGGAACTAGGGTTGTCTTTTGCCAGCTAATTTATTAATAAGTGGCATTACTTTGTCGCTATATTGGTGAATCCTATGGGCATTGATTAATACGTCTGTGGCTCCAAGATTCGACAATTCATTAATTTGATCAGCTATTTCATCTTCTGTCCCATATATAGTATCTTTTTGTAGATCTTTTTTGATCATAGCGTTGTATTGCTCTTCAGCCTCTTCATGGGTATCTCTTATAATTGCCATAATCGCAACCATGTTTATTTCATTTTTAACCTTGTGGTGATTTTTAAGAAAGTCATAGTAAAACATTACATTGCCATGGGCATACATATTGGATGTCTCTATGTCATAGTCTTGAGCAGCACTTATAATAAACTCTACAGTTGAATCTTTTGGTAAAATTTCTCTTATTTTTTTCATATAGTTCCTTGTGTATTCTTGTCTAAAAATATGGTTATCAAATTTTTCTTTTTGAGTTACCATGTTTTCTAATGAATTTTCTTCATTTTGACCAAGTGCACAAACAATATTTATCATTAATCTGTTTTTATGTATCTCTTCAAATGAGGATATCATCATTGCTAAATACTCTGGGGACACTGCATAAGGTCTTATTGCAATCATATATTTAAAAACATGATTCTTATTAAGAACACGAGCTGCTTTTATAAATGGGTCTGGGTCTTGTGCGTGGTATGTAAATAATGAAGAGTAATAGTTGTATTGATCAATTTCATCGGACAAAAGTACCATTCCATCTATGCTTGTATCGTCTAGCCTTGCAAACCAATTGTATCTCAATTTTATCCAATCTTGATATTATTTTTATTAGGACTTAAACTCTTTATGCCAGCATTTGTCACAAATATCTATAATTGGTCCTTCTTTTCTTGATGCAATTCTTGTTGCTTTATTACTACATTCTTTAGACCACTGACAAGTATCTTCAAACACTACTTAGAGCCCTTTGCTTTCTGTCCCCTATAGCCAGTTTTTTTAATATTCATTGATCCAGGCTTTTTTTGTCCACTTGTGTATGTGCCAGCCTGTCTTTGAGCAAGAGCTCTTTGCATTTTATCTAGGTGCTTTCCCATTATTTTATTTTCCCGCCAAATTTAGACCAAGCTCTTTCATGTAAGAAAAAGCCAACCATTTCACATGCTGTGTATATGATTGCAAATGTGCCAGCGTATTCCCAGTGGGCTTCGCCAGTTATAGCCTTTTCAAATAAATAGACCATCGTGCCAACAAATCCAATATGAACTGCTGGCCAAGTAATTGATTTATATAAACTTTTTTTATTTGATTCCATAATTCTATTATACTCTTCGTTTAATAAAATGTAAATGGGGCGGATATTTCACCGCCCCATAAACATTAATTACTTAACTAAGGTAACCTTAGCCTTTGGGTTCTTTGCATTCCACTTTGTAGCGAGTGCATTGAATGACTTCTTTAAAGAAGCAAGTGCTGCAGCATTATCTGCTGTTAGCTTAGCAATAGTTGCATCTTTAGCAAGGACAACTGCATCTGAAGCTGTCTTAGCATCTGCAAGTGCCTTAGCTAGTGCTGCATCTGAAGCAGTCTTTGCATCTGCAAGAGCCTTGGCTGAAGCAGCCTTCTCTGCTGCAAGAGCAGCATCTGAAGCAGTCTTGGCAGCAACAGCATCTGAAGCGGCCTTTACAACTGCAGCATCTGAAACTGCCTTGGCAGCAAGCGCTGCATCTTTAGCAGCAGTCTGTGCAGCAAGTTCTGACACTAGATCACGAACTGCAATCTCTGCAAATGGTGCTAGTGCACGAGCAGGTAGACCAACTACATCAACAGTTGTTGCATCTCCAGCAGTTGTTGGGCTGAATGTGATTAGTGATCGTGTTCCAGTTGCTGGGAGTGTTGCAGTAAACTTTGCAACTCCAAAATCTGAAAGTGTGGCACCAGTTGTTACTGTTGCTGTATCCATAACTGCTGTTGAAGCAAATACGGTTGCAGTAATTGACTTACCAGATACCTTGTTTCCAAATGTGTCTGTGGCAGTTACAGAGATGTCCTGCTTTGTGCCAGCAGCACCTGTAGCAGGAGCAGATACTGTAAGGGTATTAATCTTACCAGCAGTTCCCTGTACGTAGTATGTAAGTTGTGTTCCGCCATTTGTGATTACAACTGTACCAATTGCTGTGGTCTTTGTGTATACCCAGAATGTTGCAGTTGTTCCTGTACCAGTTGCAATTGTCAAAGATGATGATCCTGATGTTGCTCCTACTGGGGCAGCAGTTGTGTGTAGCGCAGACACAATTGTTGCATTTGTTGCTGCTACTGTTACGCTTGTTCCAACATCAACTGTTGCAATAAACTTTAGTGCGTCAGCTGCATCAACTGTGTTATCTGCAGGTACTGGCAATGAAGCTGGTGTGGCAATTGCTGATGCCGTAGTGTTTGCTACAGTATCTAGTGATACTGCAACTGTCATTACAGCAGCACTTGCAGGTGTTGCTACGATTGTGCCCAAAGTCATGGCTGCAACCATGGCTAGTGCGATTTTCTTAAATGAGTTCATTTAATTTATTCTCCTTATTTCCTCTGCGTCTTTATGATCACAGAAATTTAGTGTAGTGCATTTACTTTTACATGGAAAGAGCAGGGATCTCCTCCTTCTTCCCATTCTTGCATTTCTTCATCTGTTAACGGTGGACCATCGTGTGTGTCACAAAATACATCTGACACCCAACCTCTGTCATAACCATTCTTGAGCCATATTTCAAACTCTAGGTGGTCTGCATCGATATCTTCTAGATCCATTTGGAAAGCTCATCAAGCAATACATGCTTTGGCTTAGCCCCAGTAATAGTTTTTACTGGCTTCCCTGACTTAAATAATACCATATAAGGTATAGATGTTACAGAGTATTCTGCTGGTTTAATTGGATTCTCATCAACATTTAGCTTACCAACCCATAATCCACGCTCATTTGATATCTCATCTAGTATGGGAGACACTTTTTTGCAGGGTCCACACCATGGGGCCCAAAAGTCGATAAGGACCAAATCGTGTGCATCTAGAACCTTATCAAAACTTTCATCTGTAACTATCAACTTACTCTCCCTTTAATTCATCCGCTGCTGCATTGAACTTATTCATGAATGTTTGGATTACCCAAACTGCAGTTTCTCCTGCATTAGAAGACATGGCTTTTGAAGCCTCTTCCGTTCTATCTTCAATAGCAAGGGCGTTGTACCATTTCTGGTACAACTCCTCGCCAATCTCTTTAATAATTTCTTCCAATACAGTTAACTTATTATCCATTTAATCTTGCTAACTGCGCTGTTTTGTATGCAGATAGCTTGTCTGCTGCTGCTTTAATCTCTAACTGATATTGAAGCTCTGCATCTGCAATTAGTTTGTTGATTTCTAATTGAAGTGCTGCTTTTGTTGCGGCCTCTGCTTTTGCTTTTGCATCGGCAATTTGTTGAGGTGTTAGAACTGCAACATATTGGTAAGCCAGTGCATCATTAATGCTAATTAGCTTTTTAAACTTTCC